TACATATCTAGGATCAGAAATAAATTGTTGATGCACTGCCATATGAGCGTCATGATTTTGATCAGAAAAAGCTTTTATAGGTTTACCATTTAGTAACGCCATATTTTCTGAAACTGGATCACGTCTAGGCATATCATCTTCATCTATTAATAAATCATCTGGCTCTGGTAGTGATAAAGCAGTCATTAATCTTTTGTATGCTTCTTTTACGTCTAAAAATTGTGGTGCTTGTTGCGCCATTTGTAAAGTAGTTTGAGCTAAAGCTATTCTTTGTGCTTGAGAAAATATATTAGGGTCAGATACTGGTATAATATCTACTCTATCATCAAAATCCATTCTTCTTACAGCTAATTCATCGCCTACAACTTCGTATGGATAGTCATTTGGTAAATATTCTCCATCTAATTGACCAATTAATTGTAATTCTCTAGCTTGAGCGTGGTGTAAACGTTTATGTATAGCAGAAAATATCTTACTGCCCTGTTCTATTTGTGCAATAGTCGTTCCGACAGGAGAAGTTCCAGCAGCGTCCCCTACCATAGCGTCAGCTATGCTAGAAAAACGTCTGCCGGATTCAGTTAATATGCCTAAAAGTTGCATTAGGGTCGGAGATGGCTCTTTAAATGGTAGTTGCATAAATGATTTTGTTAAATCATCGCCGTATGCTTCTACTTCTATCCAAGAGCCGGGTGAAACTGTTAAATCGCCGCCTTCAATTCGTGCACCTTTTGCTTTAAATCCTCCATTTAGATTTGCAAATGCTGCAGAATCTAATAAAGCACGTAAAGCACCAGTTGCGGCGTGTTGTAATCCACCAATCATGTGAATTAAACCAAAGCCATAGAAACCTAAACCTGGTAAATACTTGTAATGAACGAAATAAGTTCTTTTTTTCTTCATCTCGTCATCTTCTTTCCAGTTTCTTCTGATAGCTAATACTTGTTGCGATTGTTTTTCTATTGTAATTATGTATGGAAGTGCTACAGCAGTGTCGTCATCAGGGTTTTCTATGTTAAAATCAGCGTGTATTTCTAAAACTGTGCACACACTTGAGCTCATACTGTTAGAAACACCCTCTAATCTGTCTATTGTTTTCTCTACATCGCTATATTCATCGTTGTAGTTATCTTCCATCATGTTTATTTGTCTATAAAAACCTGTTTGTATGTATTTTTTTAAGTCATTTTTATTCATCTTCATGACTTGAGTGTATCGTTCAGCAGTTTCTAAGTCGTTACTACCATAAGATATAACAAAATCTTCTGCTGGTATAAAAGATGATGCAACTCTTTCTAAAGTTGGATCATAATAAACTTTTTTAAAGGCAGACCCTGACACAGCTAAATAGAATAATAATTGATCTAACTCGTTAAAATACTCAGGCATCTCTTGTGTAAGCTGATAGTTCATGTATTCTTGAACTCTCTGCGCCTGTTTTATTTTTTCGTCAGTCTGTTTTCCTATAATCTGTGTCTTTACAGGTCCGCCGGGAGGAAACATCTCTGCAATGGCTCTAGCTTGAAACTGCGTAGCAGCTTCTGCCATGAGAGGATGATGTACGCCAGATGCTCCAGGAAAAGGATCGTTGCGATCCTCTGTAATGATACCGAGCATCTTTAAACCTTTAGAGTATTGATCTTCCCATTGCTTTCTACTTGTCTTATCATTTTCAAATTTTTCAATAAGTTCACTAGCAATAAGACCTAACTGGTCTTTGTTCATGCCTTCTGCTAAATTTGCAAGATGATCGGTGTCGAGAGGATTAACAAATTCTTCTTCTGTTATATTTACCTCTACACCTGTGTCAAGTATATCTTCCCCTGGAAGTTGCACAGAAATTTCTTCAACTACTTCTACCATTACTTTTTCTTTTTAGCTTTTTCCTTTTTCATTTTGTCTTTTTTCATTTTCTCTTTTTTGGCCATCATTGATTTTGACCTTTTTTTCATACCTCTTGCCATATTTATCTCCTATATTTTTTTCGTAAAAGCACTGTGTCAGCATAATAATCTTCTGGCCAATGCTTATAATAGTTAGTTTTACTTAAAGATGAACTGCCATCTTCAAGTTTTTGATACGATTGTATCAAAACCATGTAAAATTCTCTAGCAGGCTCATAGTCTAAACTTTCTAGAAAATCAATCTGTTCGTCATCTGGATAACTTGCAATTAAATAAACATCTTTAGGAACATACACTTTATTTAAAGCATGAACATAGTTATTTAATTCATCAGCACTTATTTGCATATCTTCACAAGCCACTATAACTACATCGTATACACCAAAGTTATCGCAAGCAAAAATTATTTTTTCTAAAAACTTTTCTGATTCTTGAACTTCTATTACTTTTAGTTTATTATTCTCTCGTGCTTTTTTTGCATAAGGACATACTGGCATTCCGCCTAAATGTTTATTAGGTTTTTCTAAAAACTTTTTACTCCAGTTAAATATGTCTTGAGTAATACTAATCATTTTTTCTTTTTAAAATTTTTTTTCAAAATAGAGATAGCTTCTTTTTGTGTCATCTTACCATCTTGAATCATCTGAACTGCAATGTCAGCTACTATCTGTGGAACGACAACACCAATTTTAATTGGTTTACCATAACGAGTTCCATCTTTTTTTATATTAGGCATTATGCTCTTTTCTTAGCTTTTTTTCTTTTACCTTTAGTAGCTGGTCCACTTCTACCTACTGGCTTCTTTTTAGACATAGCTTTAGAGATAGCTTTCTGTCTAGCTTTTTCATAGCCAGACATTTTACCATCTTTATTTAAATCTCCTAACATTGATTTACCAAAATTTTTTCTGTTCATCTTCCCATCTTTCCTTTTTTCTTTTTAGCTTTAGGTTTAGGTGGCTTTTTCATTTTACCCTCTTTAAACTTTTTCGCTATTTTATTTTTTATTCTACCAGACCTTTTATCTGCCGCTACAGTTTTATAAATTCTATTTATAGAATCCATCATCTCTTGCTGACGAGGCGATAAAGGTTTTGGTTTAGGCTTTATAGTATTCATTTCTTAGGACAGATACAACCCGTGCCTCCACATATTGGACAATCATCTCTCATTATGCTTTTGCTCTTTGCATGAATTTTTTCTTTTTCTTCACTTTAGGTTTTAATTTATTTAATAAATTTATATCTTTTCCAGATGGATTACCTTTTGTTTTTTTGCCTTTTCTTAAATCTGCTAAAGCTTTAGTAATAAATCCTTTTACCGCTCTACCTTTTTCTCCTGGCGTATTAGGCTTTTTTAACATTCCTCCAGGTTTTTTCATTTTACCCTTAGGACCCATTTTCATTCTTGGCATATGCCCTCCTTTTTTGTAATACTTATAATATTTCTTACAACTTGTCTAACTATAATATTTCTTTTCTACTAATTTAGTTAAAGCTGGTTTATCGTCCCATTCGTCAAAATCATCTGGATCTAATGGATGCGCTACTAAATATTGTTCTCGAATCAACTGCCACGCTTGAGTACAAGTATCTACGAAGTCATCATGTTTACCATATGGAAACGCCGCCGCTTCTGCAATTATATCATCTACCCATAATTCTTCTGGAGTATAGATAAGTCCACTTTCTAAAAGTGGAGCGACCGCATGTGCTCTTGAAACTTTATCTCTATCAGGTCTATATTCGTGTACTGGTAAACCCGCCCTTCTCATGTCTTGAAGTAACGATTGCCCTGATGCACGTTTCTCGATTAGAATTACATTAGGCTTATACTCTCGATATGCTTCTTGTGCGATACGTCTTAAATCTGGATATTCTACTCTATCTTTCCACGCTTCGATTAAACCTATACATGCTTCTATTTCGCCAGTATCTTCGTTCACTCTAGAAAACACTCCCCACGTTGTTCTTGCTGAAAAGTCTGCAGACTCTTTCGTACTAAACGCTGTGTCATAACTTTGTAATATAAAATCGTATTTAGGTTGATGATCCAATTTCTGCCACCAATCTCTCTTGAGTATAGCGCCCTGTTCTGCTGTTGGACGTTGCTGGTATAATGACTCCCATACTCTATCGCCGACTGTCGCTTTGATTTTTTGTAATTTTTCTACGGGATATGCTTCTGGCCACAACGCATCACCACTTGCGTTTATCGCTGGTAAATCTAAAACTTTCCACTTCTCTCCTGAGTTCTCTAATATCCATCCTGCTAAATCTTCTTCGTGCCATCGAGTTTGAATTAGAATAACTTTACCACCTGGCTGTAATCGTGTGTAAGCGACTGACTTGTACCACTCGACTAAATTTCTACGTTGAAGCCCTGACTCTGCTTCTTCACGCCCTTTTATAGGATCATCAATAATTAGTAAGTGTGCACCACGACCTGTAATAGCACCGCCGGCACCGACTGCACTATACGTTCCACCATGTACTGTGTGAAAACGTTTTGCTGAGCTTGAATCTTCTCGTAAGCCTACACCTTCAAAGACTGACATAAATTCTTCTGAGCGTATTTGGTTACGTACCTTGCGTCCAAAATCATCAGCCAATTCTTGAGCGTATGTTGATTGTATAACAAATTTTTTAGGATTACGACCTAAGTACCAAGCTGGAAAAAACTCGGAGCATAACATGGACTTGCCATGTCGAGGTGGCATAAATATAGCTAGTCTGTCTATATCGCCTTTCTCCAAACTTTCTAGGTTTTGTGCAATAAGTTTTATATGTGCTGGATCGTTGTATCCAGGGTACATATGTTTTGCATATCCTATAATAGTTTCTTTTGCTCCGGCGTTTGCTTCTTTGGATCGCTGTTTCTCTAATATCTCATAAACTTGTGCTTTGATATTTTTTGGAGCTTTAGGATCCAAAAGAATTGTTTTTGCTTTTTCTATTAATTCAGTTCTCATGTTTTTTCAAATAGTTGTGGTTGAAACTTCTCGATTGGAAAAGATTCAAACTCTATACAAAAAGCGTCAGTTATTAAAGTTGATTTATAGAAATCTGACTGAGATTCGTACAGATTTAAATATTCTACTTGTGCCTCTCTACATTCTATTTCTGTCTGGTAAAGCCAAGCATTGTACTTAACAGAAGGTAGATGAGGAGCAGAGGTAAGAAACAGTAATAACCAGACCTTTATCATCAAATTAGTATATATATTATTTATACATATAACAGCCATTAGTGGTAAAGCTTATTCGTATATAAACAAATCGACTAAAAAACGTATAAACTTTATACGATTTATTATCCGGCAAACTTAATACGAATATTTTTTTAGAGATTTATAAATTAGAAATAAAAATAAAAAATCTCTCTCTTAAAAAAGAGAGAGATTAAATTTATTAATTAAGAAATTTTACTTTCGAAGAATTTAATATTTTCTTCTATCGCTTTTCTATTCTTAATAGTTTTATTAGCTTCTAAGAATTCTCTATTCTCTTTTAGAATAGTTTTAATTTCTTCTATATCGTCTTTATCGTTTACGTTTTCTACGATTAACTTAATACTAGATAATTTATTATTAATTCTAGTATCGTAAGAGTAATCTATAGAACGATAATTCGAATTAGAAAAAAGTTCTTCGATAGTCGTAGCGAATTTATTCGCTTCGAATATATCGAAAGATTTTCCTCGTTTAGTATTTACTAAACGAAAAAGAATTCTTCTACTAGCTAATTTCTTAAAACTATTAGGAAATTTTTTATTAGTAGCTTCTTTTTTCATAATTTTTTCTCTCCTTTCTAAGTTAAATTATTATACTATTTCGATTAATTAGTAAAGACTAAAACGATTAAAAATAAAATAAATAGTAATAAAAATTCTAACATAGTTCTCCTTTCGTTCTTCTAATATAAACTAATAATAACAGATAAAAACAAGTAAATAACCTCTACATTTTCGTTATTTTTTTACTATAAAAAAATTTTTATAACAGGAGATTATAAAACTTACTTCGTAAGTTTTGTGGAATGTTGATGCTCAATTGTCAATGCTCAAGGCTTAGTGCTCAACTCACCTGGAGGAGGAAGGTGGAGGACTCAATGCT